CTTGAAGCCAGAGCTCAAGTTGGCCTCCTTAAACCTGGCACAGCCAACACGCTAGTGTACCAAAGAATTTGCCGCGATATCATGAAAGAGCATGGGGTACGACCTACCCACATGGCACTGCTCCTCCCTACTGCGGTGGCTGCATGCTTCATGCCCTCAGATGAGGACATTGTAGCTAGTCACATGATTGCCGGCAGCAAGCAGACCTCTCGTAGGTCAAAGCTGGCTGCTGTCAGCAACGCATAGGGAGGCCTACTGGTCTCGCATGGGTTTACCACGCCAACTGTACGTGGTAATCCAGAGGGCATGCGAGTCACTAGAGGACCTCCCCTCTCAAAACCCCGTAAGTTGTATTGCTTTACTGGGTTGGGTACACATCTGCAATACGGAGTGCATGATCACTCCTTGGGCAACGTGCGGAGGGGATTAGTGGAGAGGGTGTTCATGGTGGAGAAATCTGGCCAATTACACCCTACTCCCAAGCCCGCCCCTGGCGCATTCAACCAATTATCCCGGTTCAGGAAAGCGTTGCGTCGTTTTCTAACCCCGACCACCAGAATGACTACCAGCCAGTTTCTTGGCTTTTACTCTGGTCGCAAATTAGAGAATTACACAAAGGCAGCTGAGTCGTTAGAGACCCTGGGATTTACCCCCAAGGATGCTTGGTTGAGTACGTTCGTGAAGGCTGAAAAGATCTGCGTATCTAAGAAGCCTGATCCCGCCCCCCGTGTCATACAACCTAGGACAATGCGTTACAACATTGAACTGGGCAGGTACTTGCGTCACTCTGAGCACTACCTTTTCAAAGCAATTGATGGCCTATTTGGTGGGAGAACCATCTTCAAAGGCATTAATGCTGATGAAGCTGGTGAAGAAATGAAGGAAATATGGGACTCCTTTCAGGATCCTGTTGGGATTGGCATGGATGCCTCCCGGTTTGACCAGCACATATCCGTGGAAGCCTTGAGGTATGAACACCAAATTTGGCTTGATATGTTTCCAGCAGCACAACGACCTCACCTCAAATCTCTCCTTGAGTTGCAAATTCACAACCGTGGGCTTGCGCGATGCCCAGATGGGGAAATCCGCTATAGGGTTGAAGGCTGCCGGATGAGTGGTGATATGAATACAAGTAGTGGCAATTGCTACATCATGTGTTCCACCGTCTGGTCCAGGTGCACTGCACTTGGAATCAAACATTTCCGACTGGCAAACAATGGCGATGACTGTGTAGTCTTTTTGGAGCGCAAGGATCTTGACACGTTTTTGACTGGGTGTGTAGATTATTACAAAGACCTTGGTTTCACTATGAAAATAGAGGAGCCAGTCTTTGAGCTTGAACAAGTGGAGTTTTGTCAAACAAGACCCATTAATGTGGGAGGAGCGTACCGCATGGTGCGCAACCCGCATGCTTCATTCTCAAAGGATCTTTGTTGCATACATGATCTCGCTGACGCAACTCAAGCGCAGGCTTGGGTATCAGCCGTCGGGCAAGGAGGGAGAGCTCTTAATCATGGAGTGCCTGTTCATCAGGCCTTCTATGAGCGCTTTCCCCACTGCGATGCCAAATTGAAAGGCATCCTCCGGGACAAATTTCAGGAGGATCGGCTTTATAAATTTGGCTCCGGAACACATGACCAGTCCACTTCTATCACTGATGAAGCTCGGTACTCTTACTGGCTCGCATTCGGGTTAACCCCGGATGAGCAAGTTGCCCTAGAGAACAGCAGTGGGATAGTTCAATTCCAACACCTCAATCATAGGGTGGAGGAAGAGGCTTCCCTTCTGCAGTATTCTAGGGCTTGAAGAATAACCAACTTCATGGAGCAATCAAACAATCAAACACAAACAACTGCCCCTCGCACAACAGGTGGAGGTGGACGTGGTAGATCTTCGAGCAGTACTGGAGACGGAGGATATCGTAGTGTTGCTAGGCAAGCTGTACAGGGTGAAACTGACGTCAAACTTGACGCTGGACCCGCTGTGTCATTCACTGTCGTTGGAGAAAACGTGACATTCACGCAACACTTCAATTTCTGACATGGCAACTGTCTATCTTGTCCAAGAGAGCAATGGAACCAACACGTTTCTAGTATTCACATTCGTGATACTGTTGGTGTCCTTGATACAATTGCTGTCACGCGATCCTCCTGAACAATATTACCACACGTTCACTCGCCGCGCCTCCGGCGTGT